AGGCTGCTGAAGATGAGGTTCCCGAAGGCCGGGAAACCGCGATCATCTCCAAGGTCTGTCTCAATGCTGGCATCCCAAAGGACGAGATCGAACTGGTCCTGCGGCGATACCAGATCGGCGTAGGGGCAGCACAGAGTCGGTCTACCGACCGCAATCCCTACGCATCCCGGTGGGGTGTGGCCCAAGCGGTCACAGCCTACGCCCACAAGGACGTTGCTGACTGCGATCTGGCCCTCAAGTACGAAGAAGAGGGTCGCAAGATCATCAGCTACCGGGGGGCTTTGCCAGCATGACGAAGTCCGAAGAAAACGCGGTGCGGTACTGCTCCATCTGCAAGGTGGAGCCAAGCAGGCCGTACTACGAAGGAAAGTGTGAGGACTGCTATCTGGCAGGACTCCCGACCATTGCGGTCAGAATTCGCTCAGCAGGACCAAAGGTTCTGGGGGCGAGACAGGACGCCGGAAGGCGTGGAGGTGGAAACCCCACCTACAACATGAGCAGGGACTAGGACTCCCTGCTGCGAACAAGGCCCTCGATGAGGAATCACTCCTCGTCGGGGGCCTTTTTTTGCGCCTCGACAATTTGTACAGCCCACGCCATCACGTTCTCCTGACTGGACAGTCGCGTCTCGTCCCAGTCCTCCCGTATCAGGGCGCACTCCTCTTTTATCTGCTCCGGAGTGGGCAGATAGGGGATCTCTGACTTACCCGGCTCAAAGTCCGGGTCTTCAACGTGGTTCACCAAGTCCCAGTTCACGGATGCGCACTTGGGGCACGCCGGGTTGAACTTGACGTAGATCCACCGGCAGTCGATGCACTGTTTGTCCCACACGCCACTCTTGTTTGCGATGTAGTGTGCCTTCTGAGCGTCCGTGCTGGGCTTCCCAAACTTCTTCTTCTTGCCACCCATCTAAGCCTCCTTGCAGTGGCCTTCTTCCTCCAAGAGCTTGTTGACGCAGCGTCCGTCTGCGAGATACAGCTCCCCGATGTACCTGCCGTACTTGCCTCTCTTGTCCCTGATGGTACGGAGGAAGAGCGGATCGGGGTTCTCCTCAAGGAGAAAACCCAAAAACTCCTTAGCGAGAAGACCCTGCTCACGCTCTTCCCCTCGCACCTCGAAGGTGTCGATTCCAGCCAGACGTATCCGCACTTGGTGATACATGTCCATGCCAAGGTCGACCATCACGTCGACAGTGTCGCCGTCAACGATGTTTGTGACCGCGCACTTGTACGTGTACAGATCTTCCTCGGTCAGCATGACATGTTCCAAGGCCAATACTTGGCCAGATCCTCTTTCGTTCACAGCTCCAACTTTCCCATTCTGTGCAAGCACGGCAGTTCGATGATGTCTCCCGGTGCCGCCTCGGCTGGCCGCAGGCGGGAGGCGAATCCCTCTCCCAAGTATCCCGCCTGACGCAGGCAAGTCAAGACAAATTCAGAGCAGAAGAATCTCTCCGGATCAACGTCCAGAGGGGCACCCTGCTTGTCCTTCCTCTTGCGAACCCAGCGACACCACGTCCTGATGAACTGGTACTTGGGGGCATACTGTTTCCCCCAGTGAGACAACGCCTCCGCAACCAGAGCGGTGCGGTCAATCTTGTTGTCTTCCGGCTTGTGGAGTTCGTACCAGTCGATCCACTCGCCGTCTTCCAGACAGTTGGACACGGGGTAGATGCGAATGCCCCGCCCTTCCAGTGCCTCCATGACGCACAGGCGACCGTGCATCCACAGGGCGAAGCCGACGTGGGAGATTCTCGACTGCGTGAAGTAGCGAATGATCCAAGACCACCATCTGGTGCCTCGGAAAGCCAGCACATCACCGTCCCTGATCTTGTCCCTCACCGAGTTGTATTTCATCTGGTTCTCCCAGCTTGAGGTCGTACTTGGTATCAAGGTCAACTGATCCCCCTCCCTCTCCTGACGCGAGCCCGAAAAGAGTGGGGAGGAACGACCCGGCACCAGCACTAGCCAGAAGACCACCCAACAGGAGCAGCTTGGAAAGCCAGCTTTTCCCGTTGGTGTTCGTCTCCGAGTGGTTGTGCGTCACGTCGCCGATATGCGTACTCCCCGCCTTGGCCTGCCCTTGGAAGTCGTCTCCGAGATGTGCCCTGTAGTGGGCACGAACAAGCTCCTGCCCGAGCCGGAGGCTTTCGGCCACATCCTCAGCCTTGGCCTGCTCCTCCAGCATCCTGATCCCGGCCCACCTCTCCACCAGCTTGTCGAACAAGCTCTTCACGGAGTTCCTCCGCTCTTCTGGACACAACGGTAGACAGGCTGCCGTCTAAGGCAGACATCCTGATTGCAGCAATCCGCTTGCGGTGCAATGCGGAGTTACGTTCCGCTTGGAGCAGTGGATCGAGACTTTCCACTACCGCTCTCCTCAACGATACGGTGTCCCAGAGCCTCGGCCTGAGAAACCATGTTCTTGGCTTCCTGATGCTCGTAGCGGATGCACTCAACCAAGGCATTGAAGCCGTTGGCCGCCTGTTGCGCGCCGTTCAGGGCGTGCATCTTCATCATCGCGTAATCGTTGGCGGCAAGTTCGACGGAATCGGGCATTATTCAATCCTCGTGGCACGGGCAGAAGGGACACTCGTCGCAGACACAGTATTCGCAATCACACATTATCTCGCCCTCGGCAAAAGGAGCTTGATAGGCGTGCCGAACGGATACGACTGCTCTTGCAAGACCTTCCCGGTCTCGGGGTCCAGTATTTGGACGCGAATGGGCGTCCGTTTGATCCTCTCAAGTTCAGCACTTCGCTTCTTTAGCTCAGAAAGAATATGCACGATGGCCTTGGTCCTGTCAACGTCGCTGCCGAGGGGTATCCCGTCGAACTCAAAACTGCGTTTTTTCTCGATACCCCCGTCAAAAAGCGTGGTCCCCAACGCCTTCTCAGCCTCGATGACGAACGCCACAAGCTGGTTGTGCGTCGAAGTGAACATCTCGTCGTTGTCATTGGAGCCGTGGGAAATGACCCCGACGAGACTGTTGTCGGAAAACACTCCGCCCCCAGAGCATCCCCTGTTGAAGTCCGTTCCGTCTACGTCAAACTCCCACCGTGGCCTGCCGAAGTTTATCAGCGTGGTCTCACCCTTGTAGTCGCAGCTAATAACCCTTGGCCCCTTTCCCTTGGGGTAGCCACAGGCAATATACCCTTTGAGAGAGGGCTTCCGCTTGATCTTGTAGACATCATCAACATCCGCCGACCAGCACATGAACACGGACATGTCCACGTCCCGGTTCACATGCACCCAGCGAGCAGTCCCCTTCTTTCCGCTGGGAAGAGTGAAGCTGGTGGTGGTGCCGACGCCCGGAGAGCAGTGTGCGGCTGATATCCCGTAGGCAACCTTGTCCTGAACGGAGACAATCGTGCCGCTGCAACCGCTGATACGGGCAGAGGCCGGGATGAAGTCCGGCTGTGCGGCCACCGCAGTCCCGTAGCTCAAGGCTAGGGAGGCGATGATGGTGCCGATTTGAAGCAGTGGATTTCTGCGCATGAAAAAACCCCAAGACCATCTTCCGATGACCTTGGGGCCTTGTCAACTAGCGTTCCTTCCATGCAAGTCCGACAGCGATGGCAGACCAGACATCCCCGGCCACTCCGTAGAGTGGACCGGGTTCTTTTTTTGTACCGATCGCATCCATCCCGTCTTCAGTATACCTCTCGATGATGCAACGCCGGACATCCGAATCGCGAGAGTGCGTCGTGCCACACACGATCTTTTTCACATCCCGCCTACTGATCCGATCTGATTCTCCCGGCTCCCATGCTTCGAGAAACCTCCCTGTCCAGACGAGGGTCTCGAAGACCTCCGTCCCGACAGGCTTTCCGTAGCTCGTCATTCCCTCCACGATTAGACAGTCAACCGTGTGCCACCCCCTCCCCTTGTCCCTAATGGCCTCAAGGAGGGTTTCGTTGGGTTCTTTCCCAAACGTGGTGACAGTGCCACCCCCGCGAACCACAGCCCATGCGGACTGCGTGGTTCCGGGGTCAATTGCTAGGACGTTCACGTACCACGCTCCCATGATGGTAGCCATAGTGCGGAGAGGGTCGCTCTTCGAACTCGGGGAGAATAACCCCGCTGTTCGCAGCATCACGAATCTGTCTCACGAGGTCAACAGCCTCTTTACTCCCGACCTCTGTCGCGAAGTATTTTTCGCAAAGCTCCGTGAACCTCCTCTCTTGGGCGGCTGCCGGACTCTGCTTCGCCAACCTCGCGAACTCCGTGTTGTCCCTCTCGATCTCTTCGAGTGACCGTCTGTGCGTTTCTTGCGGCATTGGTAGCCTCTTTCTCGTAATGGGTTTTGAACTGCTGAAAGACTCTATTCCTGTCGAAATCCGTCATGGAACAAAGTGTTTGCCAGCCGATCTTTTTCACCGCTAAGACGGTTGGACCGTCCAGCGATTCCCTCGCCTCAACCTGCTGTCGCAAGCCGAATCGAGAGATTGCCGCCCGAACCTTCTCCCAAGCCACTTCAGCCGGGATCTCCGGACGGCGTCCTTCCCACCAGTCCTCCCTGTCGTCATCCCATCGTTCTTGGTTGAACCAAGTCGACGGGTGAGGGATGTACTGGCGTTCCTGTCCCTGCTTGGCTTTGGCGTACTCCTGAACAGCGTCCATTAGAGCGTCAAAACCAATACTGTCTTTCGACATCAGGGCCTTCTTGATGGCTTTCAAGGCAGCACCCCTCGCAACCTTGCGTGGGTAAGCCTTGTACAGGGCCATCGCCTGCTCATCAGTTCCCTTCATGGACTCTTCCTTTCTCAGGGTCACGGGCTCTGATCGTCAAACTGAAATCGAAGTCGAGGCTTCCGTCCTCCTCTGCTTCCGCGAGGACTCGGGCAATCTCCGTGATGCCCCAATATGGGGCCACCAGCGTCAAGACTCCAATCTCGTCGTTATTAGTAACCACAGGTTCTCCTCCTGTTTGCGCAACACGCCCTATCCGGGGACATACGTCACCGTTATGTACAGGATGCTGGGGGGCCTGCCGTATTGATCGCGAAAGCGATATGTCCCCACCGGGATGCTAGGGAAAACAGAGCCCGGAATTGGTTTTTACTCGGCATCGGGTTCGTGAGACCCGCCGGGT